ATATTTCATAGAGAAAATTTTCATCATTAAAAGATGATGATTTTCCTGAGATATAAAAGTAAAAAAGAGTATATAAAGCACCAACTTACGATGACTATCATGAAGAGCGGGAAGAAGCTGAGGATATCGTGGAAGAATTAAAAACAGCAGGAATAACTAAAAAAGAATATGCTGAGAAAAAATAATAAAATGTAACTAAAACCTTTAAAATCGATAAGAAATAAAAAGATACGGCAGTCATTGTAGATATGCCATTCAAGTACCCACAACATTATCGCTAAACATAAAATGCAAAGAAAGATCTATTATTCTTAGCAAGAAGTTAAGGATGGGAAAAGAATATTTTAGCATTTGTTAATGATAATATTAACTAGATGACTGTATTGAGAGCTACCGAGTTATTAAAAAATAAAGAGAAGGTTATAACTTATTTGCGCGGTTAAGCAATGAATGCTTATAATTAAACAGGGTAATCAAGTCAGGCAGGATAAATAGTCTAAATACCTAATTGTTTCCAAATTGCGGATAAGGCATTAATGGTATTGGATGTAAAAGCAAAACAAGAGTTTATAAAACCATTATCATATATGCCACCAAAAGGCATATCACGTATTAAATTTCTCGGTTCTGATACAGCAGTCTTAAATACGATTGAGGGAGAAAAATATTGTGCTTTATTTACTTTTATTTATCCATTTCGTTATACTTATGAATTCTTTGCCCCTATATTCTCTAGTATATTAGCTGGAGCTTAAACAAACGAAATAGTAGTATTACTGGAGTTTCTATTCAACCAATCAGAAGCTAAACTAGAAGATGATTTACTAAATACCGGAATATGTTATTTAACCTCAACAGACAAATATCTTAATTATCTAAGATAATACATTGTGGCATTGAAAGAAGCAGATAACGGGAATAAGCCAGCATTCTTGGGGTTAGAAAATATCATCACCTTATCATCAGAAATGTTATAGCATACATATACCACGATAACTGTATAAACACCAGAAATTAATTAAGCTCTGTATGCTATATAAGCAGCTGTTTTATTGAAAAACCAGGAAAGCGCCCATATTTTTAACATACGTACAATTACTCCAACACGTGAATATGCAATGATTAATAAGCTCATAATATAGAATATTTTTTAAGAGGCTGATGAACAATTTACTTTGATATTGAATTTGATTTGTAAAATGTCAGAACCATGGACGGGGAAGTGCTACTTATTAATATAAGCGATTTATAATGACTTGTATGCTAAAGAAGACATCCGGGTAAATGCCGTCATAGTAGAAAGTAAAGAAGCTAGCACTTAATATATCGAGGTCACAAATAAACAATTGATAACTCATGTGATCAATTAAAAAAATGGAGTATTGGATAGTATTATTGGATAAGTAAACTCTCCATCTGTAGAGTTGGCTAAGATACTTGAAGGTCAAAATATCCCAGTCTAGCTATATTAGGGTAATATAATTAACTTAGTAGAATCAGATACCGTCTTTAATTTGGCAGGTTATACCATAGTCCCACATGCGGAAGTTATAAAAGTCCGTAGAATTACACTATAATCAATAGGAGGCAATATAGAAAGTGAAGGATATATGCTTATACATGCTTATTCAGACGAAG